ACCTCACCGGCTGCGATCAGCTCGGCGGTGTGCTTGTCCAGAACATGGATCACGGCCATGGTCGTTCCCTCCCTTATGCGTTTTATGGAGAATGGGTCAGCCGTTCAGGCTGCCCTTCAGGGTCTTTTTGAGTTCATAGAGGAAATTCAGGGCTTCGATGGGGGTCAGGGTCTCCACGTCCACGGCTTCCAGCTTTTCCATCATCTCGCTGGGCACCGCCGGAGAGTTATACTCCTGCAGGGCATCAAAGTCCATCTGTTCCACCTTGTTTTTCGGGGCCGTGGCTTCCAGTGCCCGCAGCACCTCGTGGGCGCGGCGGGTCACGCTGCCGGGCAGACCGGCCAGCTTGGCCACCTCAATGCCGTAGCTGTCATCGGCCGGGCCGCGCACGATGCGCCGCAGGAAGGTGATGTCCTCACCGCGCTTCTTGACCGCGATGTTGTAGTTCTTTACACCCTCCACGGTGCCTTCCAGCTCGGTCAGCTCGTGGTAGTGGGTGGCAAACAGCGTCTTGCAGCCAAGGCCCTTGGCAGGGTCTGCAATGTGCTCCACCACGGCGCGGGCAATGCTCATGCCGTCAAAGGTGGAGGTCCCGCGGCCGATCTCGTCCAGCACCACAAGGCTCTTGGAGGTGGCGTTTTTCAGGATCTCGGCCACCTCGGTCATCTCCACCATAAAGGTAGACTGCCCGGCAGAAAGGTCGTCCGATGCACCGATGCGGGTAAAGATGGCATCCACCACGCCCACATGGCAGCTGGCGGCCGGCACAAAGGAGCCGATCTGCGCCATCAGCGCGATGAGCGCATTCTGACGCATGTAGGTCGATTTGCCCGCCATGTTGGGGCCGGTGATGATCAGGCAGCGGTCCTCGCCGCAGTTGAGGGTGGTATCATTGGGCACAAACAGGCTGCCCTTGAGCACCTGTTCCACCACGGGGTGGCGGCCCTCGGTGATGGTCAGCTCGTCGCTGTCATCCACCACGGGGCGGCAGTAGTTGTTTTCCGCCGCCACCTGCGCCAGGGCCGTCAGCACATCCAGCTTTGCCACGGCGTTGGCCGTGCGCTGGATGCGGTCCAGCTGGGCGCTGATGCTCTCCAGCAGCTCGTCGAACAGGCGGCGCTCCAGCGTGATCAGCCGCTCGTGTGCGCCCAGGATCTTGCTTTCCAGCTCCTTGAGCTCCTGAGTAATGTAGCGCTCGCCGCTGGTCAGGGTCTGCTTGCGGATGTAGGTCTCCGGCACCATGCTCTTGTAGGAGTTGCTGACCTCGATGTAGTAGCCGAACACATGGTTGTAGCCGATCTTCAGCTTGGGGATGCCGGTCTCCTGCCGCAGGCGGGCTTCCAGCTGGGCCAGGACCCCCTTGGTGTTGTCGCGGATGGAGCGCAGCTCGTCCACCTCGGTGTGGTAGCCCTTGGCGATGACGCCGCCGTCCTTCAGGGTGGACGGTGCATCCGGGTCCACGGCCGCATAGATGCGGGCCTTGATGTCCTCCAGCGGGTCGATCTCCTCCGCCAGCTCTGCCAGCTCCGGGCAGCCGCAAGCCGTTGCCTGCTGCCGGAGGACCGGCAGATGCTCACAGGTCTGGGCCAGCGTATAGATTTCCTTGGGGGTGGCCGAGCCATAGACCGTGCGGGTCATCAGGCGCTCCATGTCGGCAATGTAGTGCAGCTCGTCGGTCAGGTCGCCGCGCACGACGGTCTGCCGCACAAGGCTCTCCACCGCGTTGAGGCGCTGGTTGATGAGCTTGCTGGACAACAGCGGCTGCTCGATCCAGCTGCGCAGCATGCGCTTGCCCATGGCCGTGCTGGTCTTGTCCAGCACCCAGAGCAGGGTGCCCCGCTTTTCGCGGCCGCGCAGCGTCTCGGTGAGTTCCAGATTGGCCCGGGTGACCGGCGACAGACGCATGAACTGCGCCTCGTTGTAGGTCACCACGGTTTTCAGACGCTCCACGCCCTTGATCTGGGTGTCGTGCAGATACTCCAGCAGTGCCGCCATGGCAAACCGTACCAGACCGTTTTCGGCCATGCCGGTGGTCTGGGGCCAGTCACGACCGAACTGGCTCTCCAGCGAAGCCGCCACCAGACCCGGCGCATAGCGCTCATCCTCCACCAGCTCCACCGAGCAGGTCATATTCTTTTTGATGTAGGCCGTCACTTCGCGGCAGTCCAGCAGGCCGGGGTTCATCAGCACTTCGCTGGGGTGGAAGCGGCACAGCTCGGTGATCACCGCCGGGGCGATCTTATCTGCCGCCAGCTCGGTGATGTGGGCCGTGCCGGTGGAGACGTCCGCAAAGCAGAGACCCGCTTTTTTGCCCTTGAGATAAATGCTGGCAATGTAATTGTTGCGGTCATCCTGCAGCATGCTGCTCTCGATGACCGTGCCGGGGGTGACCACGCGGATGATGTCGCGCTTGACCAGCCCTTTGGCCTTGGCAGGGTCCTCCACCTGCTCACAGATGGCCACCTTGTAGCCCTTGGCGATCAGACGCGCCACATAGCCCTCGTAGCTGTGGAAGGGCACGCCGCACATGGGGGCCCGCTCTTCCAGACCGCACTGCTTGCCGGTCAGGGTCAGATCCAGCTCTTTGGACGCTGTGAGGGCATCCTCAAAGAACATCTCGTAAAAATCGCCGATGCGGTAGAACAGGATCTCGTCCTTGTGTTGTTTTTTGATTTCCAGATATTGCTGCATCATGGGCGACAGCTCTGCCATGGTTTTCCCTCTCTCCCCGTTCGATGTTCTGTGCATGGTTTGCGGCCGGTAACCGCCTTTTGCAAACAAAACGCGGTCTGCATTGCACAGCCGCGTTTCGTTCCGGATCGTGTTAGTGGCAGCCGCCGCAGGTGGAGCAGCTTCCGGTGCAGGAAGCGGAAGGCTCCTGCACGGTCATCGGGTCACCGCCGTTCATGGCAGTGTTGATGATGGCATCAATGTAGTTGACCAGATTTTCGCACTCGCGCTTGGCCTCGTTGTAGGCGGTCATGCCCTCGTCGCCCATGATCTGGCCGTAGAGGTTGTTGACCTTCTCGTTCAGCTCGGTGATGCGGGCGTCGTCGCGCTCACTCTTGCCGATCTCGTTGTTCAGGTCCATGCGGGCCAGGTTGAACTCGCCGATCAGGTTCTGCAGGTTCTCGTCGTTGTCGTTTGCCTTGCGGGCCTGGTCCAGTGCCAGGTAACGGGGGTCGGTCTGCAGGGCCACTGCAGCGCGCTTGAACAGATCAATGCAATCCATGGTAGTTGTTCTCCTTGTCGCTTTTTATTGTTTCAGGGGCACACGGCCCCGGAATCGCGTTTTCTCTCAGTCAGCCAGCTCACCCAGCAGCACGGTAGCACGGGCACCGGTCAGCCGGACCATCGCATACTGGCCCAGCAGTGCCGGGTCGGCGGTGAACTCCACCGTCAGGTTGTTGTCGAGCCGGCCGGAGAGGGTGCCCTCGCTGCGGCCGTAGCCTTCCACCAGCACCTGCACGGTCTGGCCCACCTGGCCTTTGACCAGCGCCATGGCGATCTCGTCCTGCACCTTGAGCAGGCGGCTCATGCGGTCGGTCTTTTCCTTGCGGGGGGTGGGGTCCGGCAGTTCGGCAGCCTTGGTGCCGGTGCGCTTGGAGTAGATGAAGGTGAACAGCTGCATATAGCCTACCTTCTGCACCAATTCCAGCGTCTTGACAAAATCCTCTTCCGTCTCACCGGGGAAGCCGACGATGATGTCACTGGAGAAGGTGATGCCGGGCACGGTCTTGCGGGCGTACTCGATGAGCTCCAGATACTGCTCGATGGTGTAATGGCGGTTCATCTGCTGCAGCAGCCGGTCGGAGCCGCACTGCACCGGCAGATGCAGGTGCTTGCACAGTTTCGGCTGAGCGGCAATGGTATCGATCAGCTTGTGGCTGGCGTCCTTGGGGTGGCTGGTCATGAACCGGATGTGGTAGTCACCGGGCACGGTGCACAGCAGGTTGAGCAGGTCGGAAAAGTCGATCTGCTCTTCCAGGCCCTTGCCATAGCTGTTCACGTTCTGGCCCAGCAGGGTGATCTCCTTGTAACCGGCCTCCACCAGCCCACGGAACTCGGCCAGGATGTCGCCGGGCTTGCGGCTCTTTTCGCGGCCGCGGACGTAGGGCACGATGCAGTAGGTGCAGAAATTATCGCAGCCGTACATGATGGGCAGCCAGGCGCGGAACTCGCTCTCGCGCCGGATGGGGATGTTCTCCACGATCACCGGGCGCTGGGCGGGGTCCAGCAGCACACGCTTGTGCTTCTGCAGCTTCTGGGCGATGAGCTGCGGCAGGGTGTCGATGCCGTCCACGCCGAACACGAGGTCCACATAGGGGTAGCTCTGGCGCAGCTTTTCCACCACATGCTTCTGGTTGGCCATGCATCCGCACAGGCCGATGATCAGGCCGGGCTTTTTCTCCTTGAGGCCCTTGAGGGCGCCCACATTGCCGAACACCCGCTGCTCGGCGTGCTCACGCACGGCGCAGGTGTTGAAGAGGATCAGGTCGGCGTCCTCCGGCTTGTCGCACAGACCGTAGCCAATATCCACCAGCACACCCTTGATGCGCTCGCCGTCGTTGACGTTCTGCTGGCAGCCGTAGCTGTGCACAAAGGCCAGCGGCGGGGTGTCGTAAGCCTGCTTTACCAGATCGGCGGCGATGTTATTATGCTCAAAACTAATGTATTCCAATCAAACCATCCTTCTCCGCCGGGAAAACCCCGCACGGTGAACACTCTTTTTTCCGTTTTTATGAATAGCTCTCCTTAGTATACACTCTTTGGCCGCTGTGGGCAAGGGGGCCGGGCAAAGTTTACGCCTCGGAGGCCGCTTTTTGTGCTGCACAGCAGCTTTCGCACACGCCGATGAACACCACAGCGCAGTCCTGCACCCGGCCTTTCTGGCCGCGTACCAGCTTCGTCACCTGCTTTTCGTCCACCTCGGCGTCGGTCACGCCGCCGCACACCGTGCAGTACAGGTGGCTGTGCCAGGCCAGCGTATGGTCGAACCGGTCGGCCTGGCCGGGGATGGACACCCGGCGCACGCGGCCTGCCTCCACCAGACTGTTCAGGTTGCGGTACACGGTGCCAAGGCTCAGGCCCGGGCATTCCTTTGCAGCGGTGTCGTAAATCTCTTCGGCAGTGGGGTGGTCGCAGAGGTTTTCCACCGTCTGCATGACCAGCTCACGCTGTTTGGAATAGCGCATATCGTTCTCCTTTTCTTGTTTTTGGGTTCAGACGTTTTCCTCGCCTTTGATCTTTGTCCAGTAGGCGCGGGCCGCCTGTTCGGTACGGTTGTCGCCGTAGGTGTAGTATTTCACGTCCTTGAGGGCATCCGGCAGATACTGTTGTTTGACCCAATGGTGGTCGTAGTCGTGAGCGTACTTGTAGTTCTGCCCTTTTACCAGAGCATCCTCGCCGTCAAAGTGCTTGTTCTGCAGCTGACGCGGGATGGGCCCGGTGCGCCCGGCCTGCACATCCGCGATGGCTGCATTGATGGCGTCATGGGCGCTGTTGGATTTGGGGCTGGTGGCCACCAGGATCACCGCGTCGGCCAGCGGCAGGCGTGCTTCCGGCAGACCCACCATGTTGGCCGCGTCCACCGCCGCCTTGACGATGGGGATGATCTGCGGGTAGGCAAGGCCCACGTCCTCGCAGGCGCACACCATCAGACGGCGGCAGGCCGAGGGCAGGTCGCCGGCTTCCAGCAGACGGGCCAGATAGTGCAATGCCGCGTCCGGGTCAGAGCCGCGCATGGACTTCTGGTAGGCCGACACGATGTCGTAGTGATCATCACCCTCCCGGTCGTACCGCATGGCTGTGCGGCGGGTGACCTGCCGGATCATATCCAGCGTGATGTGCCGGACACCCTCTTCCACCGGGGCCGCCGTGACCGCAAAATCCAGGCAGCCCAGTGCCTTGCGCAAATCGCCGCCCGCACTCTCGGCAAGATAGGCACAGGCGTCCTCGTCCATGCGCACCGGGGTGTTCTCCCCTTCCGACAGCTTTTTGAGGGCATTGTGCAGGCCCTGCTCCACGTCGGCGGCGGACAGGGATTTGAACTCGAACACCGTGCACCGGGACAGCAGTGCATTATAGATGTAGAAATACGGGTTCTCGGTGGTGGATGCAATGAGGGTGACCGAGCCGTCCTCGATGCACTCCAGCAGGCTCTGCTGCTGCTTTTTGTTCAGGTACTGGATCTCGTCCAGATACAGCAGGATGCCGCCCGCCCCCGCCAGCGTGCCAATGTCCTTGAGCACCGCCTTGATGTCGCCGGTGCCGCAGGAAGTGCCGTTGAGCTTGTGCAGAGTCATGCCGCTGTTCTCTGCGATGATGCGGGCCACCGTGGTCTTGCCAGTGCCGGACGGGCCGTAGAAGATCATGTTGGGGATGCGGCCGCTCTCGATGGTGCGGCGAAACACCCTGCCCGGGGCCAGCAGATGCTGCTGCCCGCACACATCTGCCAGCGTTTTGGGCCGCAGGCGCTGCGCCAGTGGTTCGTTCATTGTGTCTCCCTCCCATGCCGGGGAATACCCCAGTGTTTTTCTATAGTATAGCGCATTTCTGCGCGGAGGACAAGAGATTTTCTGAAAATGATTCTCAGATAATTCCAGGCAGGCGTTTACAAATCGGTCGAAACATGCTATGATAAGGAAAACATTTTTTGCCGAAAGGAGGCGACGGTATGCCCGCCCGTAAAAAGGAGCCGGAAGATCTCACTGCCAAAAAGGAACTGGCGCTGGAGGTGATCGACCGGCTCAAAAAAGAATATCCGGATGCCGGCTGCACACTGGACTACGATCACGCATGGCAGCTGCTGGTCAGCGTGCGGCTGGCGGCCCAGTGCACGGACGCCCGGGTGAATATCGTAGTGGAGGACCTGTTTGCCCGCTACCCCAGCGTGGCCGCACTGGCCGCTGCCGAGCCGGAGGACATCGAGGCCATCGTCAAGCCCTGCGGACTGGGGCACTCCAAGGCGCGGGATATCTCGGCCTGCATGCGCATGCTGCGGGACAAGTACAACTGCCAGGTGCCTACTACCTTTGAGGAGCTGCTGGCGCTGCCCGGCGTGGGCCGCAAGAGCGCCAACCTGATCATGGGCGACGTGTTCGGCAAACCGGCCATTGTCACCGACACCCACTGCATCCGTCTGTGCAACAAGATCGGCCTTGTGGACGGCATCAAGGAGCCGCAGAAGGTGGAAATGGCCCTGTGGAAGATCATTCCGCCGGAAGAGGGCAGCGACCTGTGCCACCGCTTTGTGATGCACGGCCGCGCTGTGTGCAATGCCCGCAAGCCGGAATGCGAAAAATGCTGTCTGAATGATATCTGCCGCTACGCCCGGGAACAGTCCGGCGCAGACACGGCGCAATAAGGAGGTAATTTTTATGATCACATTGACGATTCTGCTGATCATCACCCTGCTCTGCATTCTGGCGGGCTGTCTGATGGGCCTGTTCTCACTGGTGGGCGTGATCGCTTCTCTGGTCGCAGGTGTGCTGGTGGGTGCACTGGCAGGCTATGTGGCCGGCCGCTTCATGGGCACGGAGACTTCGCTCGGCCGCAACATCCTCATGGGCATCCTGGGCAGCTTTGTGGGCGAATTCGTGTTCGGCCTGTTCGGCATTTATGCCACCGGCAGCATCACGTCCTTTATCATTTCAGTCATCGGCGCCTGCATCTGCATCTGGATCGGGCAGAAGCTGTTCCATTGAGCGCTGATAAAAAACGCCTGACACTTGTTTTGGACGCAGTGTTGTTCTATCGTTATATTGAAGATACTCTTTGTGCAGCCGTATAGCTGCACAAGGAGTATCTTTTTTATTATATGGATTTCAAGAAACTGGGGCATATTCCATGCCATGTTTTATCCTGTGACGTTCACCGGTTGAAAATCCATCCTTGACAGACATGCTGAAATATGGTAAAATATTGTCCGTTGCAGAATATGTGCAATGTGCTACTGTGGCTCAGCTGGTAGAGCAGCTCACTCGTAATGAGCAGGTCGCCTGTTCGAATCAGGTCAGTAGCTCCAACGTGAAAGACCCGGAAAAGTGGCTTGTGGCCTAGCTTTTCCGGGTCTTTTTGCATCGTTTTTATAAGGCACTTCTGCGCGGAAAAGTGCGCTTATTTCTCCATTTTTCCGCAGATGACCCTGAAATGGTGGCGCAAAAAGTGGCGCAAAAATTCGGGCTTATAACTCGCAACATGTCGGAATGCGCTGCAAAAAACAGCCCCATGGAACCGGAATCACCGGAACCACGGGGCTGTTGTCATGCTATGCGGCCTTTCGGCCTGCCGCCGGGGCGGCTAAGTAGTGCGGCTGGCTTACTTGCCGATCTGGCTCTTCTTGTCCTCCAGGTACTTGTCCGCCTGGATTGCGGCGGTGGTGAAGCTGTTGTTCTTCCACCAGGCAATCAGCGCGGCCACCGTGGTGATGCCAGCGGTGACCAGCTGCTCCACGGTGGCGCTCTCGATGGGCAGCACAGGCTTGCCGCAGGCGCTGAGGATCTGGTTAGTCAGGGCCAGCAGCAGGCAGGCGGTGCGGGCGATGGTTGCGGTAGAGATGTGATACTTAGACATGGTTAGATCCTTTCTGCTCTGTAGAGCTTTCTGCTTTTTGCTTGAGAATATCCACGGCCTTGATAATGACCTCCGGGATCGGCAGCCCCATCAAGCCCGCATTTTCGATAATAGAGATCGTTTCATTGGCCACGAACGCGATAACGGCAGCGTCCCGCACGAAGTTGGAGCCCATCACGGCATCCAGACGGCAGGCAACCAGCACGATCAGCAGGGTCTCGCCCTTGCGGATCAGCCCCTTCCAACCTGCACGGCTTTCCAGCGTGCCGGTCTCGGTCTTGGGGCTTGCGTGGAAAACTCCCGCCACGATCAGACCGGTGATGTAGTCGATGGCCATAAAAATGACCAGCGTTTGCAGGGATGCGTCCCAGCCGCCGAAAAGGCTGGCGATCATGCTGCCGATCGCGCCGATGGCAAAACATACATAGTCTTTCACGGCTCGCCTCCTCACATCGTCCATCTGCTCTTTTTGGCGCGGGTGTCCACATGCACCCAGCCCTTGGTGCGTCCAGCCTTGACCGGATAGCGGCCCACGCCGCCCCAGCCGGGCAGCAGGCTCTCTGCGTAGGCGGCCACGTCCTCGACAGGCACGCCTGCCACCTGGATGTCCGCCGCCCGGCCCAGCAGGTGCTGGCTGCTCTTGGCTCCACCCACGGCGGTGTTGTGGGCCGCCGTGCGGTACCCGCTGGTGATCGTGATGGGCTTACCAAAGTGCTCCCGGATGCACTGCAAAAGCATCACAAGGCTTTCGTCAATCATCACGACGTCGGAGCCGTCGCGGCAGCGGAACTCGCGTACCTTAAAGCCCGGTGCCAGCTTCCTGGCCCCGTCCTTGGCAAGGCTGTACTGTTTGATCGCCATGTTCTCACGTCCTTCCCGCCGGTCAGGCACCGGTCTTTTCGGCCAGCAGCTCGGTCAGCTCCTTATACTCGGCCTCGGTGATGCGGTTCGTGGCGTAGAAAACATCCAGCTTGTCCGCAAGGCCAGTGGTCTGGCCGCGCTCGATCAGGCGTTTCAGGGTGCGATACAACATAGGTTTGTCCTTTCCGGAGCAGTGCTCCACTTTAAAATTTGTTGACAACGTACATACAATGTATTATAATATGATCAAAGGAGCGTGATCGTAATGTCTCAGACCACCGTTAGCATCCGGATGGATGATGATCTCAAGCGCAATTTTGACCATATTTGCAACGAACTGGGAATGTCTATGTCCACTGCTGTCACCATGCTGGCCAAAAAGATGACCCGTGAACAGCGCCTGCCGTTTGAGCTTTCTGTGGACCCGTTCTATTCGGAACAGAACATGGCCCGTCTGCGCAAATCCATTGCGGAGATGGAAGCCACCGGCGGCACGGTCCACGAGGTTGACCTGGATGATTAAGGCGTGGACAGAGGAAGCATGGGAAGATTTTGAATACTGGACCACGCAGGACCGCAGAGTGCTCAAGCGCATTTTGCAGCTCCTGAAGGACATCGACCGCAACGGCTACGAGGGAATCGGCAAGCCGGAGCGGCTGAGCGGGGACCTTTCCAACTATTGGAGCCGTCGCATCGACGACTGCAACCGGATCGTCTACCGCATCGACGGCAACGTGGTCAAGATCGTGCAGTGCGGTTCCCACTACCGGGACAAATAACGGCAAGCAGACAGTTTTCGGACTGCCTGCTTTTTTTATTCGTCCAGCCCCAGCTCCAGCAGGGTCAGGCGGTAGTCGGCGTCCACAGCCAGGGCGTCCGTGTCCGCCTGTGCGGCCTGCGTCTCGGTCAGCAGGTCCGAAAGGGTGGGGTAGTGGTAGCCGGACAGCCAGATGTCTACGGTGTAGCCGCCGGTATTTATGTCCGCCCCTGCCACTTCAAAGTGCAGGGTCCCGTCCGGTCGGAAAGTCGTGTTGGATGCAAAGATTCCATCGCCCCTGCCGAAGTTGTGGTTGACCGTGCCGCCTTTTGCGATGTCTACTTCTTCACCGTATGTTCGGCCACTGTCGTTGTACCTCGACTTAACGTGCACATAGTCAAGGACGTCTGGCATTTTGATGTCGTAGGAATGCCACCTTTTTCCGGTTTCCACGTGGTGGTTCCACACCAGCCGGGGCTCCGACTTGACCGACACACTGGCCGCGATGGTGTCATACAGCGTCTTGCCGCTCAGGGTGCCGTCCGGGGCGATGTCCAGATAGTCGCCCACCTTCACGCCGCCCAGCGTGCTGACCGTGGCTGCGGGCAGGCTGTACGGCGTGCCGAATTTTTGGTCGGCTTCTTTCTGGCTGTACACTTCCGTTTTCGAGTAGGTCTCCTCCCGGCTGTACACCTCCGTCTTTGCGTAGGTTTCCTCTTTGCTGTAGGCTCCCACATCCTCCGCCGTCAGGGCTGTGTCCTTTCCGGTTCCTCCGTGTTCCACGCCCAGCACGCCGGTCATCACATCCAGTGCCGTGGTGTCCTTGGTCTGCAGCGTCCGTGTGCTGCCGTCGCCCATGGTCAGGGTCATCACCTGCCCGTTCAGCTCGATGCGCTCCACATAGTCCGCACTGCCCGCTTCCAGCGCACCCACGTCCGCCGCCGTCAGGGTCACCACGCCGCCCTGGCCGTTCACGCTCTTCACCGGCCCGTCCGCCGGTGCCGTTTTCTCCGCCCGATCGGCTGCCGCCTCGGCCCGGGCTGCGCCGCTTTCTGCCGCTTTCTGTGCCGCCCCGGCCTGTCCGGCCGCCGTCACCGTTTCTGTCCGTGCTGCCTCGGCTCTCTTCGCATCCTTCGCGGCCGCACCTGCGCTGTTCCGCGCTTCCTGCGCGCTGGTCGCCGCACTGTTCGAGTACGCCAGCACCCGCGCCACAAAGGTCTCGTACTGCGTCGGGCTGATCTCCGCGTCGCCGTCGGTGGCAAGCGTCTCGTAGCAGTCGTATTTTGCCGGCCGTGTCAGCGCCCGGAATCCGTCCTCGCCCAGGGCCAGCAGCATCCAGCTGCCGCAGCTCGACGCGGTAAACTCCTTGCCCACCGCACAGCTGTGCGCTTCGTCCAGCAAAATGGGGGCAGGCAGGGTGCCGTCCTGCCGCTGGATGTGCAGCGTCACGCTCTTGCCCTGCCAGCTCTCCGGCAGGGTAAATTCCAGCCGCTCTACGTTCGCGCTGCTCTGCCCGCCCAGGTGCAGCACCTTCATCTCCGGGGCAAACTCCACCCCACCGAATCGCTTTTCCACGATCCTTACCTGCATGGTCTTTTCCTCCTTCCGTTTTTTTCCCAGTCTACCGTCCCGCTGCCCCGCAAAAAACCGTGTACTTTTATAAAAGCACCCCGGCAGGTCTTGCCCGCCGGGGTGCTTTCTATTGGTGACAAAGCGTCACCGGATGGCTGCCACTTGGTTGGCACTTGGTTGGCATCTGGTCGTCACCGCAGCAGTGCATACGGGTCCTCTTCCGGTTCCGCCTGTGTTGCCTTCTCCGCCGCTTTTTCCCACTGCGCAAAGGTCTTTTCCGTGTACAGGGCGTTTCCGTCCGTGTCGGTCAGGGCCAGCAGCACGTCGGCCAGCTGCTGCTTGTCCGCATCGCTGCCCGCCAGATACTCCGGCTTTGCCAGCTCGGTCAGCTTGCTCTTCACGCTGCTCGGCGTCCGTCCGGCCTTCATCAGCCGGTCGTACTCGGCCTGCACGTCCTGCGCCTTCCGGCTGTCCACCGCCTCGCCCAGGTCCGCGTACATGTCGCCCGCGTCGCCCTTCAGCATCTCGGTCTCCAGTGCATTCACGGCCCCGGTCACGCAGTCGATCACGGCTTCCCGCTTCGGCGCGTCCTCCTTCACATTCTTCCGGATGCCCAGCACGTCGTACAGCGCTTCGATGGTCTCCGTCTCCAGCCGGTACCGCTCGGCTTCGTTCCCTTCCATCTGTGCCTTTGCCGCCGCCCGGGTGTCGGCGTCGTACTTCTTCAGCCGGGTCTTCAGCTGCTTGTAGATCTCGCCCTCCTTGCCCATGGCCACCAGTTTCTCCACCGCCGCCTGTGCCTCGTCCGCGTCGCCGCTGGCATAGGCATTGTACAGCCGGTCATACTGCCCGGTCGCGCTCTCCGGCAGGCTGTTGAAGCTAAATTTTCCGCCCTGCGCCACGTTCTGCGCATCGTCCCAGTACCCGCGCACTGCGTCCACCATCTTCCGGCCGTTGCCGTAGGGCACCCCCACGATCTCAAAGCCGTTTTCGATCAGGGCCATGCCCTTCTCCATCAGCTTCTTGTGGTGCTTTTCCAGCTCCGCCTCGTCCATCTCGCTGGTGTCCTTCTTCAGCTCCGCCGTAAACTTCACCACATCCGACGCCATGTCGTTTACCGCGCTGATGTTCGTGGCACTGATCACGTCGTAATCCTTGCCCTCGATGGCATTGTCGATCAGGCTGTACAGCTCGCTGCCAAACAGGAAGTTGCCCATTGTGCTCTCGGTGGACAGCGAGAAAAAGCGGCTCACCATGCTCTTCAGGGTCACGTCGCCGTTCTCGTCCTGCTCCCGGTCCCACCGGTGCAGCAGGAAGTCCGCGCCGATCTTCATCATGGCAAACACCGCCACCTGCGCCGCCTGGCTCAGAATGGCCCGGTCCCGCTGCTTTGTCGCCCGCTGCAGCTCTGCCTTGTTCGCGTCGCTGGCGTCCGCCTTGTACCGCGCCGCCTGCGCTTTCCAGTCGCCCACCGCGTCGATCAGGATGCCCGCATTCTGGAAGCGCTGGGTCGTGAACATCGTAAAGGTCTTTACCATCTCGTCCGGGTTGCGCTGGATGCCTGCCCGCTGCATCACGGTGTAGTTCGGCTGGGTCTGCTCGATCACCTTCTGGTAGGTGCGGTTCACCGCCTCCCAGTATGCCGGGCTTCCGGTCTCTCCCGCGCCCTCGAATTCCGCCGCGTGGTTCTTCACATAGGCTTTGCTGCCCTCCCACAGGGCCGCCACCGTGATCTCGTCCATGCCGTTGATCCATCCGGTCAGCCATCCGGGCACCTTGTCCATGCCCTTCTGCACCAGCGTCTCCCGCTTGCCGATGCTCTGCAGCTCGCCTTTTCCGGCCCCGCGCTTCCGCCACTGCAAAAGCACGTCCCCGTGCTCTGCAATTTCTGCTTCCAGCGCTGCCTTCTGCTTCGATTTCAAAAAGGGCACCACCGACGTCATAGTGTCCCTCACAAATGGCATCACCGACGCCATGGTGTCTCCGCCCAGCACGGCCGCCGCCGTCGGCAGGCTCGCCGCCTGTGCAATGGCCACGCCGGGGTTCAGGGTCAGCACCGCCCCCGCGTAGTTGCCCCGCAGCGTGCTCAGCATCCGGCTCACGCCGTTGGAGCGGTGCCGCTGGGTGGTCTGCAGGTCGGTCAGCAGATCGTCCAGGTAGCTCACGGCCTTCGTGCCCCACTGCTCCTTGATCACGCCGTTTTTCAGGGTCTTCACGCCGTCCCGGGTCTCCACCCCTGCGTTCAGGATCTTCTGCACGTCCCGGATGGGCGCGGCCAGTCCCGCATAGGCTGCCGTGTCCCGCAGGCTGCGCTGCACCACGCTCGAGCACTCTTCCAAAAGGATGGGCTTGCTGCTCTTCACACGGTTCTTCAAAAAGCCCCGGCCCTCAATGGTCGCGTCCAGCTTCACGCCCTCGATCTCGGTCGCCAGTGCAGCCTTGTCCACCGCAATGGGGTAGTAGTTCTGCACGGTGGCCCGCTTGTAGCCCACCAGCTGCAGGCTCGTCTCGTTGATCAGCTTCGTGGTGTAGTTTCCAAAAAACTCCTTCATGTCCGCGCACCACGCCCGGTCGTAGTCGGTCATGGCCGCTTCCAGTGTGTTCAGGATGGTGTCCGCCATGGCTTCCCCGTGTCCGTCGCTCAGCATGCCCAGCTGCACCAGCTGTCCCTTCTGGTAGGCCTGCTCCACGTCGCCCTTGCTGTACAGCTGCGCATCCGGCACCACCATGCCGCCGGTCATCAGGTGCTCCCGGCTGTCCTTGTTCTGCAGGTGCATGTACAAACTGCACAGCTGCGCATGGGTCAGCGGCACCGCGTTGTGGTCCGTGTCTCTCAGGCCCACGTCCACAAGGTCCGCACCCGGCCCGGCAAAGGCCTGCGCTTCCTTGGCGTGCTTTGCGCCCGTCACGTCTGCAAACAGCTTTTCGCCCTCGATGGTGATCTTCGTCTGCCGGTACTGGCCGTCGTTCAGCATCTGCCCGATCTTCTCCATCTGGCCGCCGTTCTTGTAGCCGCCCAGCATCCGCAGAACCCGCTCGGCCCCCAGCATGTCCAGGTTGTACTTGGTCAGCAGGTTCTGCAGCCCGTCCAGCGCCCCGCCGGGGTGGTTGCCCTTGCTCAGCGTCACCTCATAGGCCGCCTCGTCCGCGATCTTGCTCACCTCTTCGGCCTTCGCAAGGCTCACGGTCTTGTTTTCGTTCCGGATCACATGCAGCGTCGCGCTGGTGATGGCCTTCAGCATCCGCATCTGGTCCACCGTCATGGGCAGGTAGGTGCGGCTCTCGGTCTCCCGGATCCGCTTGCGCAGCCGCTCCTGCAAGGCCAGTGCCTTCTCGCTGTAGGGCAGCTCCTCAGCCTCGGCCAGCTTTGCCTGTAAGTCGGCCAGCTTTGCATCCTTCCACGCCGTCAGGTCGGTCTGCAGCGCCGTGATCAGCTTCGGCACCCCGGTCTGCTCCCACTCGGTGGTCATGGCCGTGGGGCTGCCCTCGCTGCCCATGCTCGCCTGGATGCTGTTCTGCAGCCGCGTCAGCTGGGCCACGGCCTTGTCGTTCAGCACGGTCATGTCGGCGATCTTTGCCACCTCCGCCGCCTGCTCGATCAGCCGCTTGCTCACATACTTGCCCTTGCTCGGCCGCAGCACCATCTGGTTCAGCGCCGCCGCATCCTGCCGGATGCCCCGCTTCAGCTCGTCCATCTTCCGGCCGTCCCGCGCTTTCTGCACCCGCTTCTCGGCCACCCGCTTCGCAATGGCGATCTCCTCATCCCGCTGCTGGCGTGCCACCTCGGCGGCCAGTGCGTTCCGCTGCGCCTGCTTCTGCTGCCAGGCCTCGGCCTTCCGCTGGTTTTCTTCCTCCCATTCCATGATCTCGTTTTCCTGCACGATCAGGCTGTACTCGGCCTTGTCCGCACGCCGCTGCTCGTCCCGCACCTGCCGGGCAAGGTCGGCGTTCTCGCCCCGCAGCTGCCGCACCTCCAGCCTTGCCTCGTCCCGCATCTGCTGCAGTTCGGTCCGCATCCGCTTGCGTTCGGCTTTCCATTCCCGCTCGTAGGTCTCCCGCAGCACGGTCAGCTTCTCGTTCAGGTCGCCCACGTTGCTCACGTCCACGCCCAGCAGTTCCAGGTTCGCGTCCAGCTGCTTTTCCGCTTTCGCGTTCCGCTTCTGCAGCTCGCTCACCTGCTGCACCTCGGCGTTCCGGCCCGCTGTGCGCTGGTTCTCGGCCAGCCGCCGGTTGAATTCCCGGCTCTGCACCTTCTGCACGCCCCGCAGGCTCTTTTCCACCTCGGCCGCCCGCGCCGCGTCTCCGGCAGCCGCCTTCGCCGCTTCCAGGTTGTGCCGCTGGATGCCCTCAAAAATGGCCTGTGCGTCCGTCAGCTGCGGCAGCTGCATGATATCCCCGATGATCCTGCCCGCCAGCTCCACGCGGGCGTCCTCATACTCGGCCTTGTCCGCAAAGCGGCTCATGGTCTTCGGCTTGATGGCATCGTGCAGGTTCATCAGCACGTCCAGCCACTCGGTGCTCTCGAAGCTCTGACTGCCCGCCACACCGGCCTGCTCTGCGGCCTGCTTCCACAGCGCCTTGGCTCCATCGGTCACGCCGCCCACGGCGCGGTCATCGTTCACAAGGCTCTCATACTGCTCCGCCGGGTTGCCGTCCCGCACGCCTTCGGCCTGCCGCAGGGTCACGCCGTGGCGCCGTGCCTCGGCCACCGCCTCGCTCCAGCTGCCGTACCGCTTCACAAGCTCGGCCTTCGCCTGCCCGCTCTTGTTCACGGTGTACTCCAGCTTGTGCAGCTCCGGGTACTCGTCCCACAGTTCGCTGTTGCGGTAGGTCGCCCCGTCCTGGATCTCCCCTGCCAGCGTCTCGGCCAGCGCTTCGGCCTTGTTCATGTCCGCGCCGTCCGCCTTCAGGTAGTTCACCAGCACTTCGGTCTCCTGCGCCAGCTTTGCCCGGTCCGCCTTGCTGCCGTTGGCCTTCAGCCAGCGCCCGGCCAGCTCGTCCACCGCGCTCCGGCTCACGTTCACGCCCTTTGTCAGCCCAAAAAACTGGCTCAGTGTGTCCAGCGCCGCCGCCTTCTCCGCGATCACCCGGCTGGCCTGCTGCTGCTCGTTCCGCTTCGCGTCCCGGCTCGCCTGTTCTGCCAGCTGGTAGCGGAATCTTGCCAACTCACTTTCCTGTGCCAGCTCCCCGGTCCTGTAATAGTCCCGGATTTCCCGCACCACTTTGTCTGCGTCCACGCGCCCGCTGTATTCCTTGCTTGCCGCCACGCGCCCGTCTGCTGTAGAAAAATCCAGCGTGAACTGCCTGCGCTCACCGCCCAGCTGTTCCACCATGTTCCGGATCTGTTCCAGCTGCTGTGCAGTCGGTTCCGTGTCTGCCGAAAGGTCAATGCCCGGTGCTTCTGCCATCACGCGCACATTGCCGTCCAGCAAAAACTCGTTCAGTGCTTCCGTGCCGGTCTTTACTTCCGCCGGGCCGAACACCTCCAGAATTTCCCGGTGGTCGGTGTCCCGGCTACGGTCATTCTGGGCAAAGTCCAGCATCTGGCCGTCCGGCAGAATGTACCCTGCCCGCCGGAATTCTTCCGTCACGCCGAACTGCTCCTTCGCCAACATCCGCCGGTACTCCGCATTGCCGCCGTACGCTTTGGCTCTGGCATTGTAGGCGTTCTGTGCATCCTTGGCCTGGGCATCCTTCCGCTGCTGCAGACGCTCATTGGCTGCTTTCATCTGCTCCGTCAGGGCGCTGTCCCGCTCTTCCAGCGCGGCCAGGCGGCTGTTGTACTCCTTGCGCTTTGCAAGGTAGTCCTGGTATTCTGCGCTGTCCCGGTAGGCCTTGCCCTCTGCGGAAAAAACGCCCAGCGCCTTTTTCTTTGCCTCGATCCGCTGCACTTCGGCACTGTTCAGCCATGCACTGCGTTCTTCCTTCAGGGCACTGCGCTGCTTGGTCAGCTGCTGCTGTTCGGTGCGCAGCTTTGCCAGCTCATCCTGCTCCGCCAGCTGATAGCGCACATTTTTCTGCACAGCTGCATTGTTTTCCTTGCTTTTGGCAGAGGTTTGTGCTATAGTAGTGTCAGAAGATACTTCCTGAGCATCCGCAAGGGTGCTCCGCACAGCTTTCGGGAGCTGTGTGGGAGTATCTTCTTTTTTTGTCATATTTCCCTCAGTGTCAAACGTCACATAGCTTCCATCTGTCCAGCATACCTCATGAACATAGAAATTCTTCATGCCATTCTGCCGGGTGTATTCTCTTACAATCACGCCTTCATACAGCTTTGTTCCGTCAATTTCGACGGGCGCTGCAAAGACATAAGTATCATACCCTCGTCCCTGCCAGTTTTGCTCATACCCGATTTGCTTTCCTTTTTGAATTACTTCGGGGACTGCAGCAACCGCAACCTGTTTTGCTTTGCTGTTCCCATGCTGCACCGTTGCACGTGCACCGCTCTTTGTCAACTCCACCGTTCCGAAGTTTTCACGAATCACTTTGTTTCCTATAGAATCAAAGAATTCTTCAACATTGGAAATGTTTTCGTTTCGCGTTTTTCCGAAAGACACCTCTGTTCCTTCGATTGTCGCCACCGGTTTCATTTCTTCCAATTCGTCCAGATGGCCGTTCATCTGCTCCACCAGAGAATCTTTTCCCTCGTGCAGCTGGAACCGCACCCCCTGCGCCGCACCCTCACTCTTGAGGGCTGCGGCGTTTTCTTTTGCCGCCCGCAGGTTGTCCATGGCCTTTTCCGCGTGAGCAAAATATTCGTCCTGCAGCGCCCGCTTCTCGGCTTCCGCCAACCGCTGCGCTTTCAGGGCCGCCCGGTTCTCCGGGTGCTTCGCCAGCACTTCCTTAGCCCGGCTCACGATGTCGCTCAGAAGGTCCTTCACCGCGTTCATCACCTTGCGGATGGTCCCCGCCCGGCCTGCGTTCTTCTCCGCCTGCCCGCGCTGGAACTCCACCCACCGCTTGAAGCTCTCCTCGCTGTCAAAGATGCCGCGCCACGCATCGGCCACCATTTCCTCGGCCGCTTCGCCGTAGGTCAGGCCCTGCTGTGCGTAGTCGGAAAGTTTATTCCGGATCAGCTCGTCGATGTTCTCAAAGCCCTCGCTCTTGGCCAGATACTCCATCACATGCTGCTGCACCGCCTTTGCGCCCTCGGTGTTCAAAGCGTTATACCAGTGCCAGTCCTCGTGCAGCACGGTGCCGAACACGTCTCCCGCGCTGTCTGCAAAAAAGATCTGCCCGGCAGCCGTGTCCACATAGGCCTTCACCCGCTCGTCGCCTTCCAGCACCGCCTTCAGCACCGCATCGGTGTCGGTCGCCCGCGCGTTCAGCTCGATCAGCTTCGTGGCCACCTCGTCTGCCGTGCGCATGGTGCCTTTGTACAGCACCCGTCCGCTGCCGCTCACGCTCTTTTCGCTCAGCGCACCGCCCGGTGTCCCGGTCTGCACGGCCCCGGCTTCCGCTTCGCCCTTGCCCTGCAGCCACGCGATCTTCAGCGCCGCCGCGCCGCCGGGCTGTGCCAGCACATAGTCCGTGTTCACCGCAAGGCCGTTCATACCCTTCGCCAGCTCCATAGCCTTGTCAAAGGTGGTCACGTCCTCCATCTGTCCCAGCCGGTACAGGCTGGAGGCCGCCGCCGCATACCGGCTCTCGTCCGCAATGCCGGCCGGCATGTTCCGGCTCAGCGTCTGTGCCGCGCCCTCGCTCACCTTCCAGCGCAGCAGCTCCCGCTGTACGCTGCTCTTCTGCGCGCCCTCGCTGCGCACTTCCAGCCCGGCCGTCTCCCGCAGGGCTGCCGGTTCCGCCTGGTGTGCAAAGGCTCCCTCACCGCGGGAGCTGTCGAGCGAATGCGAGACTGCGGGAGTTTCCACCGTTTCCCCGGTGTTTTCCACGGTCCGCTTCTGTGCCGCCTGCGCCTGCTGCTCGGCCTGTGTCCGCGCAGCCATCTCCGGATCCAGCACCTGCGTCTCCACGGTCCCGTCCGGGTTCCATGTGGTCATCACGCCGTCCCGGATCTCCCGGCCGCTGCCCTGCAGTTCCCCGGTCTGCTCCTGCTGCACGGCTTCCGGTTCCTGCTGTTCCTCCTGTGCCGACTGCGCCGTGCTCCGCTCGGCTTCCATCTGCCGCAGCACCTGCCGGGTCTGTGCCGCCGTTTCGGGCAGCTCCATCCCGTATGCCTCGGCAAAGGCCGCGCGGTTCGCTTCGTTGGCCGCGTTCGGGGTAAACAGCTTGATGGTCCTGCTTGTCAGGGTCCCACTGTCCATCGCTTCGGCCAGCTGCTGCACCGCCGGGTTGCTGCTCTGCATTTTCTGCGCTTCCGTCTGCCGTTCCAGCCCCAAGCTCGCCCTCTCGGGAGAGCTGTCGCCCGTAGGCGGCTGAGGGAGTTCGTCCCCCAAGGCTTCCCCCTCGGGAGAGCTGTCAGCGCCCTGCGCTGACGGAGAGGGTCCATTCCGCTGTCCGGTCTGTCCTTCCGCCTCCAGCGCCGCGCTCATCCTGCCCAGCTGCGTGCCCACGGCACCGCCCAGCGCGCCGGATGCGCCGCCCGTCAGGCCGCTCTCCAGCGCCGTCAAAAAGGTGTCCCGGTTAAACATTTCCTGCGCCGCCTGCTCGTCGCCCAGGGCCGCGTCAATGGCCTTATCCGCATAGGTTTCCACAAAGGCCTGCATGGCGTTGTCCACGCCGCCGGAAATTGTGTTCGCAATGGTGGGGTACTGCTGCGCCAGCACACCATTGTCCGCTACGCTGCGCACCATGTCCGCCAGCTTCCCCGCCAGCGTGTCCTTGGCGTAGTCGCTGCCCATGGTCCGGGCAAGGTCTGCCGCGCCCACGCTGTTGATGGCCCAGCCCGCGCCAAACTTCGCAAGGCCGCCTGCCAGCGTCTTGCCTGCGCTCTCGCCCTTCTCGATGCTCTGGCCCATGCTCTCCGCGCCGCCCTGGGCGCTCAGCACCGGCAGCACCAGCGCCGGGCTGATGCCCGCCACCGCAAGGTTCTCCGCCGCACTGGTGGTCACCCCCATCAGCTGGCGCGCAAGGGGGCTCATGCCCGCCTGCGCCGCTTCGTTCAGCTGCTGGCCGCGCTTGTACATCTGGTAACCCAGGCTCTTCTCCGGGTCGATGCCCTCGCTCACCTTTGCCCCGCTGATCCGCGCCCGCATCCGGTCGATCTCGCTCTGGCTGTAGCCCTTGGCCTTCAGCTCTTCGTCCGTGTAGGCCGTGCCGGTGCTCTGGGCCGGGGCCGCCATCACCCCGCTGCCGTTCGGCTGCATGGCGTTATCCCGCCCTGCATACTGGGTCTTTCCGCCGGTCATCAGGCACAGCAGTTTCCACTGCCGGTTGTCGCTCTTCACGCTCTCCTGCAGCTCGTTCCAGTTTTTGCCGGTCTCCACTGCGTTCTGCACGCTCCGCACGGCCGTCTCGCCCGCCATCAGCGGGGCCGACGCCACCGTGTCCACAATGCCGCCGATCGTGTTGGAGGTGCGCCGCGCCGCCCGCTGCCAGTCCGGCAGGGCATCAAAGTCGGCAATGTACTGCCGCGCCTCGTGGATCTGCTTGCGGCTGTAGCCCTTGGCCAGCAGCTCCGCGTCGGTGTACTCCCGCTTTTCCGTGCTCGTTTCTGCCGTCGGCGCACTGGCCATTGCCCCGCTCACGCTTGTCGGCTTCATGGCGTCGCTGCGCTCGGCATAGATCTCGTTCCCGCTGTCCATCCGCAGCAGTGCCACCAGCTCCCGGTGCTTCGGGTCTGCGTCCATCCACTGGTTCAGCCGGTCGAAATCGCTGAACTTGTCGGTTGCCTTCAGCTCTTCAGTCTCCTGCTTCAGCTGCTGTGCATCCCGCGCATACCAGCTTTCCACCCGCTTTGCGTCCGCATCCTTGATCTGCTTTTTTACGCTCTCCGCGTTCGGTGCACTGGCCATTGCCCCGCTCGCGCTCTGCATCGGCATGGCGTTGTTTCGCTCGGCATAGGTCTTTCCGCTCTTGGTCCCGGTCCCCAGCACCTTGGCCGCCGGGGCGCTGTTCTTGCCCGTTCCCAGCCACTCCGGCTGTCCGGTGCGTTCCACCGTCGGCAACTTTGATCCCGCCTTTTTCGTGGTCTGCACGCTTTGGGTCCCGGTCATCTGCCCCAGCACCTGCGCGCTCAGGCTTCCGCTCGTGGGGTTCTGGTTGCTCTTTCCCGCGCTCTGCGTCCCGGCTTTCTGTGCCGTGCTGCGCACGCTGGTGCCAGCGCTCCGGTTCACCCAGGCGTCGGTACTTTTGGCCGCCGGCTTGGTCCCGCTGCCCGTCCGCAGCGCGTCGATTTTTTCCGCACTCCAGCCGGTGCTTCCGCTGCTCCGCGCTGGGGCCGTCGTGCTTTTCGGTGCCGCGCTCTGGCCGGTTCCTGCTGTGCTCTTCTGCCCATTATTCTGTTTGCGCAGCTTTTCAATGTCCTGTGCGCTCCATCCCATACGCTCACCTCATCACTTCGTTCCGCGCCACTCGTAGTCGATCTGGTTCATAATGGCCGAGATCTGGTCGCTGCTCAGGCTCGTGTTGTTGGCCAGCTCGCTTGCGATCTGGTTCTGGCTGTACCCGCTGTTGGCCATCTTCCGCGCGTTGTACATGCCCTGCTCCCAGGCTGTGCCGTTGGCTTTTCCCGGGTTGCCCACGCCGCTCAGCCGGTCGATACGTCCCCCATCCGCCAGCACATCGGTATAGTAGCTGTAGCTTTTGTCATCCGGCTTCATACTGTTGTATGCTTTCAGCATCGTGTTCAGCTGCGGCTGGGTGTACCCGTCTGTCTTGTTGCTCTGCTTGTTTGTGTTCTGGTTTCTGTTCTTTCCGCCGCTCCCGCTTCCTGTCCCGGTCGTGGTCTTGTACCGGTTGCTGATGGCCAGCTGGCTTGCGTACTTGGCAAGGTCTGCCTGGTTCAGCCGGTTTGCAATGGTGCTGTAGCTGTCCACGCTCCCCGTGGGCAGCCCCGCCATCTGCAGGTAGTTGTTCGCCGCCGTGTCGTAGCCGCTGCCTGCAAGGCCTGCCGCCGTGGTCAGGTAGTCCAGCTTGTCCTTGTCCACCTGCGACAGGCCCTGCCAGCTGTCCAGCATCGTGTCTGTCAGTCCGTACTGGCTCAGGATCTGCTTTGCCGCGTCGTCAAAGCCCGCCTCCTTGTAGCTTGCCGCCTGCTGCAGTGCCGCCATCTGGTCGCTCAGCTCGGTGCGGCTCAGGTTGTCGTTGTACTGCCGCAGGGCAAAGGCGTTCTCCCAGTCCTGCTGCCGGTACCCCTTGTAGGCGTCGTACCCTTCCAGTGCGGCCGCGCCCACGTTCTTCACCACGTTCCACACGTTGCCCCAGAAGTCGCTGTTCTCCTGCCGGGCCTGCTGGGTGCGGCCGTACCGGTAATTCCGCAAGTTCGCCGCATCCGCCACGCTGCCGTCGTACTCGCTGCGTGCAAGCTGGTCCTGCGTCAGCAGGTTGTCCAGCTGGGTGCCCCGGCCTGCAAGTTCCCGCTGCCACTGGCTCAGGGCATCCGCCCGCGCCTGGGCGTACACGTTGGCGGTCTGGCCCGTCTCCCCGGCCGCCGCCTGCTGTGCCGCGCTCTTGGCCCAGTCCGTGCCGTACCCGCCGCTAAGGCTGTTTGCCACCTGCTCGGCCGCACTGGCCCCCGCTCCTGCATTGCCAAACAGGCGGCTCAGGGCACCCCGGTAGGTGCCATTCTGGCTGTCAAAACCCAGTCCTGCGCTGTTGGCACTGTCCATGCCCGCCAGCGCGTTCTGGATCCCTTCGTCGTAGCGGTTCTCATACGCTCCCGGCATGGCCGCTTCCGCCTGTGCCTGCTGTTTCTGCTGGTCGTTCAGTCTCTTGATGGTCCCCATGCTCTACCTCCATTCTCAGATAAAGAAAAACGGCAGGATCTGCGCCGCAATGCCCAGCACGCTGAACAGCCCGTTCAGGGTGCTGCTCACGTTCTGCTGCCGCTGTGCATAGGCGTTGTTGTACTCGTTCTGCCTGTAGCTCAGGTCGTTGTACCAGTTCGACAGGTCTTTCTGGTACTTGTTGTAGTCATTCTGCTCGGCCTCCTGCAGGCCGTTCAGCTCCTGCTGCAGCCCGCTCTTTTTCGTGTTGTACTCGCTGCGGCTCTGGCTCGTCAGGCTGTCCAGCATCGTGTCCAGGTCGCTCATGGTCGCCGCATAGGCCTTCTGGCCCGCCTGGGTTCCGTAGCTGGAGCCGTACCCGCCGGTCAGTGCGCTGGCACTGGCCTGCGCGTTCTGGTTCGCCAGCTTCGCCTTCTGGGTGTACTCGCTCTTGTACTGCTGGTATGCCGTATCGGCCGCCGGGTCATAGTCGTAACCGCCCAGATCATCCAGCTTGCCCATCACGTTGTCGATCTGGCCCTGGTACTTGCTCTGGTAGTCGGCCGGTTTCGTCTGTTCAAAGCGCTCCAGCTCGCTCCGCGCGTTGCTCAGTCTGCTCATCTTCAGCTCTCCTTTCCGCTCAGATAATCCTCGCTCATGTTCTCGCTGCTAAGGTTGGTCAGCACATAGGTCAGCTGCTCGTTCAGCTGGTACAGGTAGTTCGTCAGCGCCCGTGCATCCGCCTGGGGCATCTGGTCGCTGAACTGCGGCAGGCCGATGCCCGCCAGTCCCGCAATGCTTGCCATTGTCTTCTCCTTTCATCGTCTCGGCACCGCGCCGCTCACCCTTGCCCCTGCTGCATCCGCAAACGTAAAGGCCATGCTCCGCAGCACCATCTGTCCGGTGCCTGCAAATCTCAGCCGCATGGTGTCGTGCCGCCGGGGCACAAAGGGCAGGTTCACCCGCTGGTGGTCCCTCGTCACCGCACAGCTGCTCACCGTCTCCCAGTCCCCGCCGTCGTAGCTCACCGCCACGGTCAGCACCGTGTGGGCCAGGGCATCCATGCGCAGCGTGACCCGGCTGATGTACTTGTCGTCCGGCACGGCAAGGCCGATGTCTCCGGTCACGGCCTCAAATTTCAGCCCCGTCTCGTCCTCGCCGCTCACTTCCCGCTCCGGGTCGGCCGCCCACAGGGCATTGCCGTCCCACAGGTACAGCTGCTGGCCGGTGCTCACCATCCCGGTGCCCGCCGCGCTCTCCTCCTGCCACAGGCCCCGCTCGGTATCGTACACCAGCAGCCGCCCGCTGCCCGTGTCCGTTTTTCGGTGCAGGTACAGGTAGTACCGCGCATCCAGCTGACCGCCCACGGCCCGGTCCACCGCCGTCAGCTTCCCGGTGTCCAGCGCGCCGCTCACCTTGGCAGGCAGGCTTCCGCTCCACGCCATCACCCCGTCCGGCGACAGATAATACAGCGTCTCCGCGATCACGCAAAGGCTTCCCGCCGCATTCGCCGCCACGCCCCGGCACCGCACACTGCTCATCTGGTAGTCGCTTGGCTTCGAGCCGTACAGCTTGTGGATGCAGTTTTCCTTAAAAAACAGCAGGTACCCCAGGCAGCTGGCCGCCCCGGTAAACGCGCCGTCGCTGCCCACGCTCACCGCGTAGCTGTCCGACGCAATGCCCCGGTAGCTGTACCAGTTGGTGGGGTCGCCCAGGGCACAGGCATAAATGCTGTTTTCCTCCCGGCTGCATCCCCACACCCGGTTGCCCTGCTCGGTCACAAAGTCCAGATCCGGCACCCGCCGTTCCAGCTTCACCGGCGCTGCGGCCGCTTCGTTCTCGGTCACCTTGCCGTCGGCGCTTCGCCAGCTGGTGCCGGTGGCCGTCACGGTCCAGCTGCCATAGTACCGGGTGCTGTCCTCCGGCACGGCCAGCGTCGTGATCACGTCGTCCCCGTCCAGCGTGCTGATGCTCACCTCTCCGTTCAGCCCGGCCGCCGCCGCACTGCATACGGTGCCCGGCATCCCGCTCACCGTCACGGTGTCGCCTTCCTTCAGCACGCTGCCAAGGCCCGGGCAGTGCAGCCGCAGGCTCGTCAGCAGGATCTCGCTCCACTTCTTGTTCTTCGCGCTGTACTTCAGCAGTACGCTGCCCGCACCGTAAGGGCTCTCGGCGTCCCCCTTCAAAAACAACTGCCCGTCTGCCGGGCTCTCCGGCTCGGTCGTGCCCACGCCGTCCGGCGCGTAGGTCCGGCCCTCGCCGTCGCAGGGGGTCACGATCATGGTCCCTCCGCTCAGCGTCCACGCCGCCGCAAGGTCCGTCAGCTCCCCGCTCACCGTGTCAAAGGCCTTCTTGTCCGGCCAGATCAGCACCTTCGTGCCCATGCCGGTCATGGCCTTCTCGTTGTCGGTCAGCGCGTTTTCCAGCACCACCGCCCCGGCCCGGCTCTCGTCGGCGTCCGGGGTGTACTCCAGCGTGGTCCCCCGACAGATCACCAGCCCGTTCAGGTGGTACATGCCGTTCACGTCCTGTACCTCCCGCACTTTTTTGCGGGTCGCCCGCGTCTGCAAAGCCGGGTACCCCCGGCCGGAAAAATTCAGGCTGCTGCTCAGCTCCGCCTCGCTGCACCCGTAGGTCTCGTTCACCCCGCCAAAGGCCCGCAGCATCTGCCGCCCGCTCTGCAAGATGTTCAGGTTTCGCCCGTCCGTCATCTCAGTACCTCCACTGCACACCGCCCGCCGGGGCATAGCGCCTGCGCATCCATGCGGCAAACTCCTGCACATAGTCGCTGTACAGCTGCATCTCGTTGGCCGCCCGTGCCACCTCGCCCAGGGCAAGGTCCATCTGCGCACACAGCCAATGCACATACAGGGGTGCAAACTGCTCCGGGGCCAGCAGCTCGGTGTCGTAGGCAAGGCCTTCGGCCCATGCCGTGTCCGCGCCCACGTCGTCAAAGTCCACCGTCTCGCTGCGCTCCACCACGCTCCCGCGCAGGCGGCTGTCGCACTGCCGCAGCCAGTTCTGTTTCAGACTGTCCGAAAATTCATTGTTCGGCCGCATCTCGTCGGCCTGCTCCATGGCCTGTCCCGCCGTCATCTCGTCATCTTCTCCTTCCAAATCAAAAGGCCCCGGCACAGCCATGTGCCGCTGTACCGGGGTCCTCTGTCTCTTTTGTTACACGCGCTGTGCCTGCTGTACGGCTGCCGCCTCTGCTTCGGCAATGCGGGCCATGGCCGCGTTGTCCATCTCTTCGCTGTGGCGCAGCACCTCGGCCACCGCCTTCGGCACCTCCACGTCCACGCCGCGCTGGATCAGGTAGGTCTCGCCGTTCACGCCCACAAACACAGGTGCCTTATAGCGCTGGCTGTCTTTAAACAGGTGGATCACCTCGGTGTCCTTCTCCTGGGTGTCCATCGTGTCCTTCTTTGCGGCCTCGGTGTCCTGCACGGCCGTCTCAGTCTTTTTTACTGCCATCGTCGTACCTCCTTGATTTTCTTAGTTTGCCAGTGCCTTGGCGCTGTAGCGTGCGCTGCAGCTCTCAATGCGCACCATGTACTGCTCGCTCAGGCGCTCGGCGGTCTTCACGGCCTTCCAGCCCACGGACGCGCGCTGGTTCAGCGGGTCATCACCGTAGCCCAGCTGCTTCACGATGTGCTGCATGCCGCCGCCCTCCAGCTCGGTGGTGGCGTAGGCGTGGGCACCCAGCACCAGGGTGCTGAACACCGCCAGACCCAACGGGCAGCCGGTGCCCTTCCAGATCTTTGCTTCGCTCGACACCACAAAGCGCACGTTGTTGATCTTGCCGATCTCGCCGTTGAAGATCTCTTCCGGGGCCGCGTACTTGTGCGCCTCGATCCAGTTCGGGTCCTTGCGGATGTCATAGCTGGTGTACGGGTGCACGATGGCCACATAGCTGTCACCGATGGGGTCTGCGTTCTGGGCCTGCAGCATGGCCACCGCCTGGTCGATCAGGTCCACGGTCAGCTGTGCGGTGGCGTCCAGCGTTGCGCGGCTGGTCACGGCAGTCTCCACACCGTCCGCCACCTTGGGCGCGTAAATCACGTTCGTGCCGCCGTTCAGGATGTCGCGCACCACGGTGTCCATGGTGCGGCCGCCCTGGCTGGCCAGAATGTTGGTGGCCTGCACCACGTTGTTGTCAATGGCGGTCAGGTCCAGCATGTCGGTCAGGGCCACCCAGCCGCCGTACTGGTGCACCTCGGCGGTGATGGTGGTCACGTTCAGGGTCTGGCCGGTCGGGGTCACGCCTTCGGTCAGCGGGGTGGTGGCCTTCGGCAGGCTGTCGTACCGGCGGAACTCAATGGTCTTGCCGTTGTTCGCCGGGATCGGGTAGCTGTCGCCGAACTGGTCATGCACCAGCGCAGGCTCTGCCAGATCCAGCAGGGTCTTTTCGTAGTAGGTCTTCATCTCGGCGGTCATGCCGCTGGATGCGGTGGTATTCTGCAGCTGTGCGCTTGCATCCGCAAACATCTGCAGATCCAGTCTCTTTTTGCTCATCTGTTTGTCCTCCTTCAAGGTTTTTTATCTTCTCACGCCCTCTGCGTGGGAAATCTCTCACAGCACGATGCGCTCTCCGCGCCGTGCCCGCTTTGCCAGCTCGGCCCGCTGCTTGGCGGTCATGTGCGCCACGTCCACCTTCATCTCGGCCGCGCCGCCGGGGTGCGCCCCGTTCTCGGCCGGCCGCTGTGCCCTCTGCTGGATCCGCGCCGTCACGCCCTGCTCCACCTGCTGGGCCGTGCGTGCCGTGCTTGCCTCCATCAGCTGGTCAAAGTAGGCGGCCCGGTACGCCGCTTCCAGCCCGATGCCGCGCCGGATCATGTCCGCCACGCTGGGGTTGTTCAGCACCTCGTCCAGCTCAAACGCCGGGTACTTCACCTTCAGCTGCGCCGCTTCCGCTTCCCACTGGGCCCGCACGGCGGCTGCCCGCTGCTGGTGCTCGGCCGCCTGCCGGATCTGTTCGGCCCGCTGCTTCTCGGCGTTCGCCCGCTGCAGCTCGCTTTCCATCCGGTCCATTTCCCGCGCGGTCTTTACGCTGATGCCGCGCTCCGCTGCCAGAGTCTCGTAGTACTCGTCGTTCTTCACCTTCCCGTTCTTCACGGCCTCGGTCAGGGCAGCCAGGTTGTCCGCGCTCTGCACGTCGATGCCATACGCCTCGCCCAGCGCGTCCATCAGCCCCTTCACCGCCGGGTTGTCCAGCACGTTCTGCACGGCCATCTCCGACGCCCTTTGCAGTGCCTCCTCAAACTCGGCTGCGTACTCGCCCTGCATCAGCTGGCCAAAGGCCTTGCGCTTTTCCGCCGGGTCCGTCGGCTTTGGCTCCTGCTCGGGCTGTCCCTGCCGCGTCTCGGGCTTCTCTTCGCCGGGTGCTTCCTCTTTACTCGGCTCCCCCTTTGGGGGAGTTCCGGCGTCCTCGCCGCCGTCGGCGGACGGTGCCGGTGCGGCCTTCGCCGCTCTGCCCGGTCGGCTGCGCTTTGCCAGCCGCTCCTGTGCGGGGCGCAGCTCCGGGGCCTGCACCGCCGGGGCCGCTTCCGCCCCATCGCCAGCAGCACCGCCGTCTCCGCCGCCTTCTGCAAACAGCTGCAGGTTCATCTTTCCGTCCACCATGTCCGGCAGCTGTGCCGGGTCCGGTGCCTTGCCGTCCGCAAACACCATGTTCACCACCAGCTCCACGTTCTCCGGGTAACTCTCGGCCAGCGCGTCCAGTCCGTCCTGTACCAGCTCCACCCATGCTTCCACCATGTCGTAGCTCTCATGGGTCGGGGTCACCTCCACGCGCATCCAGCCCTCACCGTGTGCCACAGCGCCCAGCGCCACAAGGCCTGCCCGCGCAGCCTCCTCCACCTCGTTGGCAAGGGTCTGCATCAGGCAGCTCACCGCTGCGCACACAATGTCCTGCCCGTACTTTCCCGCGCCCGCATGGCCCTTTGCCTTCACCTCGTAGCCGGTCTTGCCGTCGTTCCATACCGTGCGCATCACACTTGCTTCGATCATGCCTTTTCCTCCTTCAGCGCAACCTCTTCGATCACTGCCCGGATCTCCATCATTTTCAGGTACAGCCCCATGTATTTCTGCTGCTCCTGCAGCAGGTCAAGCGGGCAGCGGTGTTCCGGCGGTTCCGTGCCGGTCCTCGCTGCTGCCTCGATCCGGTTGCAAAAGTCCTTCAGTTTCTCGTACCGGATCTTCGTCTGCCGGTACTCCGCTTTGAAGCGTTCCCGGTAGTCGGTGCTGGTCATGCCCTCAATGGTCTCGTACAGTTCCATGTTCTTTCTCCTTTACTTGTTCGGGTTGTTCACGTCCATCGCCCGCCGGGCTGCCTGCGTGGAAAGGCTGTTGTCGCTGCCTCCCACAGCACCGCCCAAGCTGTTGGTTCTGGTCTTTGCGCCTGTGCTGCCACCGCTCCCGCCGCCCGCAGCACCCGCCGCCTGCCCGGCCGCGCTGGCCGCCGCACTCACGTTGGTGCCGTTCTGCTGGTCGATGATCGCCGCCATCTTCTGCAGCTGCTGGGCCATCTGCTGCAGCTGCTGGTACAGCGTGCCGTTCTGGCTCACCCGCTCCCGCACCTTTTCGATGCCTTCAAAGTCCATCATGTCCAGCGCCGCCAGCGCCGCGTCCGCGTTCGCCGGTGCAAAAAATCCCAGCTGGTAGCACTCTTTCGCCGTCTCGTTCTGGCTAAGGCGGCTGAAGGTGCTCTTCTTTGCCGCCGTCACCGTGATGTCAAACACCGGCTCGTGGTCGCCCAGCTGCACACCGCCCACCATGCCGCCGGGCTGCGCCTGCAGTGCCGCGTTGCTAAAAGGCACATACTCCGTGCCGCCGCTTTCTCCGGTGATGCGGTACACCCGCTGCTCGTCGTAAAACTGCCGCATCAGCTCGATCACCAGGTAGCACTCTTTTGCAAAGGCCCGGTATGCGCTCTTCAGCATGTCGCGGCTCAGTTTGCTGCCCGCTTCCTGCAAGGCCGCAATGGCGCTGGCCGCCGTCAGGCCGCTGGTGGTTCCGCCCTGGCTCACGTCCCGGTTGCCACTGATCTCCTTCAGTTCGCTCACCCGGTCATCCCGGTAGGTGATCAGGTTGCCCTGCAGCCCGCTCACCTGCAGCGGCCGGAAGGTGTCATCCGTCAGCCGTCCCACCACATGCACGATGTCCCGGCCAAAGTCTGCCAGCTCTTCCTCGTTCACGCCTGCCGTGTCGCTCAGCACATACCGCTGCTTCGCGGCCAGCTTCACGTTCTCGTCCATGGCGTGGTTCATCTCGTCAATGGCGGTCTGGGTGTCCTTCATCACGTCGATGTACCCAAAGCCCGCCGGGCTGTCCTCTTCCCGGAACAGCGGGTCGAACACAAAGGGGTATTTCCCGTGATCGTAAAAGCCCCGGTCCCTCATGGCCGGGTCGTTCTCGCTGGCATACAGCACCACGCCGTTGCAATATTTGCAGTAGTGCAGCACCGTCTGTCCGCCGGGCAGGGCCTTTTTGTAGTACCAGTCCACCACCACGCTCTTGTCGCTGGTGTCCAGGCTGTCGTCGTGGACGTACTTTGCCACGTCCAGGCTGTGGCCGGTGTGTCCCTTGAGCTGTGGGTACTGGCTTTCCAGCTGGTCGTTGTTGGCCAGGCTCAGGCTGAACAGGTTCGGGCTGTCCTGCACGTCCTCCACGCCCGGCTCCCAGTACAGCATCAGGATGTTGATGCTCTTGATGCTGATCTCGCCCAGTCCGCCCCGCGCCGCCGGGTCCCAGAACACGCCCTTCACGCCGGTTCCGGTCTTGAGCTTGCGCCACCAGGTGTCGCTGTAGGCCGTCTCGTAGTCGCACTGCTCCAGCACCGTGGGCAGGATCTTCGACAGCACCTTGGCGGTCGCCTCGTCGTCCGCTGCGCGCGGCAGCACGTTCGGCTCCGGGTAGTTGTCCATGGCATCGGCGTGCTTGTTGGCAATGCTGTTGAACAGCCACCCGCTGGAAGGCTTCGGCTTGCCTTCCATCATCTTGTTCTGGTAGTTCTTCCAGTGTCCCATGCGGAACCACAGCTCGTTTTCGATGATGCGTTTGTCCAGTGCGGCCTTGCCCGCCTTGTACTTCTGCAGCAGGTCGTTTGCCTGCCGCACCTCGTCCTCACCGATTGCTTCCGCTTCGTCAGAGGCTTCCTCCGGCCGTGCCGGAAGCAGCTGCATGCCCATCGGCATCTGCGCAGGCTGTCCGCCCTGCATCATCCAGTCCGGCATCTGCTGGCCGCTCTCTTCCTGTGGTGGGTATCGCTCCGACAGCTGTCGCAGCAGCTCTTTCTCGTCCATCGTCATCGTCTCAAATCCTCATCACCCTTGTGGGGCTCTTGCGCACGTCCATGTCCAGCGGGTCATCCTTCAGCATCGGCACGCTCTCGGTCTTGCGCGGGCTGATGGGGTTTTCCATCAGCACATACCGGCACTCGTCGTAAATGTGGTCTTCCTGTGTGGTGTCGATGTCCTCCACGTTGCTCTCGTCGTACACCAGGTTCGGGATGGTCCGGATAAAATGCTTGCAGGTATCGAATACCTGGAACATCGGCCGGCCCTCGGCGTCAAAGGCCAGCCGGTAATGGAACTGCATCTTGCCCGCCAGCCGGGTGTGGTCGCCCGGTGCCCAGAAAATATAGTTCGGGTGCTTTTCCTGCATGGCGGCAATGCTCTCGCCCTGGCTCTCGTTGAAGATCGCCGGGTCCGCCACGCCCTGGATGTGTCGGCCCCGCAGCATCGGGTCGTTTTCCTCCGCCTCTTTGATCATCCGCGCCTGCTCCACCGGGTTGACTTTCGTTCCCTCGTTGGGCGTCCCGGTGCAGCCGTACAGCTCCTTGATGCGGTACAGCCTGCCCTCTTCGTCCGCCGCGTACCATCCCACCGAAAACGGCTTTGCATAGCCAAAGTCGTACCCGCGCCAGATCTTCCAGTGCGCCGGGATGCGGAACGGCTTGATGACGTGGGTCCATCTCTGGTCCTCGTAGTGGTCCGGGTCGTTGCGCCATTCGGTGAACACCTGCCCGCTAAAGCTGTCCCAGCTGCCGTACAAAAGCGCCTGCTTCTCCGCCTCCGGCAGGGAAGCCAGGTTGTTCAAATAGCCCGGGTCGTTCTTCAGCAGCGCCGGGTTGTCAAAGATGGTCGACGGGATAAAGATGCGGGTGCGCCGCAGCTTTTCCACGCTGCCGTCCGGCTTCTTCACATCCACCAGCTGCACCATCCGGGTGCCCGGTGGTGCCGGTGTGATAAACCGCGCCTTCACCCATCCGTGGCCGATGCCGCCGGGGTTTGCCGTGGCCCGGATGTACACCTGTGTGCCCGGCCCGCTCGGTCGGTTGCGGCTCATCAGGTAGCTGTACTCCTCCCATGTAAAGTGTGTCAGCTCGTCCACCCCGATGTAGTCAAACTGCTGGCCCTGGTAGTTGTACTTGTCCTGCGTGCGGAACATGCTGCCGAAATAGATCTTTGCCCCCGACGGAAACGTCCAGCAGTGTGTGCTACTGTTGTACCGCGCCGACGGGAATACCGGCTTGTAGTACTGCATGGTCTTGTCGATCAGCTCCCGCAGCTGTGGGAAGGTCTTGCGCAGGATCAGCGCCCTGTAGTTGGGCACGTCCACCTGCCGCAGCGCCTCGATCACCAGCGCGTCGCTCTTCCCGCCGCCGGCTGCGCCGCCGTACAGCGCCTCGTCCTCGCCGCGTGCCATAAAGGCCGCCTGCCTCGGCTGTGGTCTCCATACGATGGGTCTGCCCTTAGCCCGGTCCATCCAGTATCACCTCTGCCTCGTCCTCTGTGCCTCTC